TGGGTGGACGTACTTCGACAACGCCAAGCGTCCGAGGATCCTGATTGACGAGCGGCTCCGTGGTGGCCAGCGGCTCGAGACGATCCTGCACGAGCTGGCTCACGCAGTGCTCGGCCCGACGATCAGCGAGGAGTCGATCACGGAGTTGGCCCGGGTGCAGCGGCGGGTGCTGACGGCACTTGGTTACAAGGAGGTGGACTGATGGCCGGTGACGCAATCACGGCAATGGCGAAGCGGCTTGCCGAGAAACACCCCGACGCGCCGTCTCGCACGCTCGCCAAGCGGCTGGTGAAAGAGTGCAACGGGGCCATCACGATTGACCAGGCCCGGCAACGCATCCAGCGGCAGTTCGGCGTGCACGGCAAGAAGAATCTCAAGGAGATGAAACCTGCGTCCGTTCGTGCAAAGCGCAGTGCTGGCGAGATCATGGCCATGCCGAAGAGCGTGGCCGACTCGTGGACGCCACACCGGCTGAACGTCTTGGGCAACGTCGGCATCATGTCCGACGTGCACGTGCCGTATCACTCCGAGATCGCCGTGGCCGCAGCTATCGGTTTCTTGAAGGACCAGGAGCTGACCGGCCTGCTGCTTAATGGCGACATCGCCGACTTCTACGCCATCTCCCGCTACACCAAAGACCCCACGCAGCGCGACTTCAAGGGGGAGCTCGAGGCCGTGCGGGACTTCCTGGCCTACGTGCGGCAGGAGTTCCCCGACATCCCAATCGTGTACAAGAGCGGCAACCATGAGGAGCGTTGGCAGCATTGGCTGTGGCAGCATGCGGCCGAGATTTCCGACGATCCGCGTATGAGCCTGTCGGCCTGGCTGGAGTTGTCAAAGCACGACATCACGCTCGTCGAGGACCAGCGGCCCGTGATGCTCGGCAAGCTGCCGGTGCTACACGGCCACGAGCTACCGAAGGGCATGGCCGCGCCGGTCAACGTGGCCCGGGGCGTGTTCCTGCGGACGGGCTCGACTGGGCTAGTCGGCCACTCGCACCGCACGAGCAATCACGCCGAGTCCGACATGTGGCACAAGGAGACCGGCTGCTGGAGCACGGGTTGCCTCTGCGACCTTCGGCCCGAGTACGCGCGGATCAACAAGTGGAACTGGGGATTTGCCATGGTCGCCATACATAAGGGCGGTGCGTTTGACGTGCACAACTACCGGGTGATGCAGGACGGCACCGTAAGGACCGCGTAACCAGAAAGGCGACGACATGACAGAAGCGACTTTGGAGAGAGCGAACGATGCACTACGGGCGGCCGTCAAGGACCGGCTCGACAACACGGACCCGAGCGACGACAAGCTGGTCGGCTACAAGCCAGGCCCGCTCGCCGGCTGCGAGCCAGCCCAGAGGTGTGCGGCCGAGCTGCTCGCCCGGGAGTCGTGCTGCGAAGGAAAGCCCATGCGGCAGGGCAAACACCCCAGCAGCACGGCCTTCGTTGCCCTGCTCCAAGAAATGCAGCGGCTCCACGAATCCAAAAGCGCCGACTACGGCAGCGAGGAAGACCCGCTGGCTAACGTCCGCAGTGGTGCCGACTTCGTCAACATTGAGCCGTGGCGTGGCTGCATGGTGCGGATCGCGGACAAGGTGGCGCGGCTCCGCACGTTCTGCCGCACCGGCCGCCTGGTGCACGAAGGCGTGCGGGATACGTTGCTCGACCTGTCAGCATACGCCTTGTTGGCAATCGTCCTTTTTGACGAGGGCAAAGGTGGCTAGCCTGCGGCCTGCACTGACCGAGGACGACCTGGTTCGCATGGAGCACCGGGCACGGAAGTTCCAGGGGGCGTGGACCGGCACCTCGGGGACGCTGGCCGCCGATGTCATGCGGCTGCTGGCCGAGCGGGCCAGGCTCCTGTGCGAGTTGGCCAGGGCCGAAGAGCGGGTCACGTATTGGCAGCGTCGAGATTGAGCCGGGCGGGGCGCGGCGGCCGGGTGTTTCGTCCTTTCCACCCGGTCGCCCCCTGCCGGCTCAACACTTAATCGCCCTGGCTCCAGCCAGCGGCGAACCCGTCTTTCCACGGCATCTTGAACACAAGCCCTCCTTCGCGGCCCATCTGCAATGCCGCCTGCCGCGACAGGGCATCCAGCTGCGAGCTGTTTGGCTTCACCATTCCGGTCTTGGCCATGCCAAAGCCAACCCGGAAACCATGCTCAAAGACCGGGTCTGGCTTGTGTTCTTGTTTCTTGGGGGCCGGCTTCAGCCCCTTCTCGACCATTACGCGATCCCGTGAGCTCATTAAGGTGCCGACCATGCCGAGGCCAACGAACAGCCCAAAGGCAATCAGCACGAACTTGCCACAGCCACTTTTTCTTTTTGTCATCACACCCTCCTTCCGGGCAACAAAACCATACGTCCGGCTGGAACTGCCGAAAAACTGAACACCTGTCACTTCGCCGGCCCGCCCAGGTCGAGCGGCGGCAGCGTGGCTCGTGCCTGCGGGCAGATCGTGGGGTCCACGTAGACCTGCTGCATGTTGGGGTCCGCGTGGTCGAGCAGCTGCGTGGCGGCGGCCGTCCCGCCGGCAAGGGCTGCGTATGACGCTGCCGTCCTGCGGAACCCGTGGAAGCCCCTGTATTTGACGCCTGCGAGGCGGCACAAGAGCTTGAGGCTGTTCCACTGGGCGCGGCTCTTGCGGTCCCAGGGCCACACCAGGGCCTCTGGCGGCCCCTGCCGGGCCGCGAGCATGGCGGCCAGGTCTGACGTGATGTCCCGCTCAATGTCCCGTGTGCGGCCTTTACGGGTCTCCCCGAGGAAGATGACCTTCCGCCGGCCGAGGTCGACCTGGCCCCAGCGGAGGCTGGTCAGGGCCGAGTACCGTTCGCCGGTGCAGTAGGCCGCGTAGATGAGCGTGGACCACCACCAGGCCGAAGGCTGGCTTCCGGTCTTACCCTGCCTCCTCCTGGCCCGCAGGACGAGCTTGGCCACATCCTGAGTGGTGTAGGCCCGGCCCGTAGGCAGACGCTTGGGAACCTTGATGCGTGGCAACTCTGGGAAGTCGGCCGCCCACCGTTTCCTAGCGGCAAGGTTCCACGCCGCCTGGATCATCACCTTGTCCTTCTGGACGCTGGCCGGCGACGGCTTGCGGCCCATCCAGCCAGGCGTGTCAGCACGCCACCGCAAGTACCTCGAGATGACCAGGTCGTCGAGGTCGGCCACGGTTGGCTCGTGCCCTAGAAACTTGGTCAGCCTGTCCTGCAGGCCCCGGTAAAGCGACACCGTCTTGGCGTCGAGGTTCCGCAGGGTGGCGTATCGCTCAATCAGTTCCGCAAAAGTCATCGTCATGGTTAGCCCTTTCGTCCGCAGGGCCAACCATTGTACACACCTGTACAGGTCTGCGACTCCCGCCGCCTCCAGTCGAACATTGGCCCCGGCGGTCGATCCTACTGGGGATCGGCCAGCCGGGGCAAGGTTTGGTGGTTTGACGGTTTTAACGGCGTAGTTATCCTTGGGGGCATGGTTGTGGCACTGCCTGAAGGCAAAAAACTGATTTCCACGGCCGAGGCGGCCAAGATCCTCGGCGTCACCATGGGGCGGGTGCGCCAGTTGGCTGCCTTAAACCCGGAAGACGGCGGCCTCGAGAGCTGGCTGGCAGCTCCCACGGCTCGCGTTTTTGACGAGGCGGCCGTCCGTAAGCTCGCCAAAGCCAAGCGGACTACAGGCCGGCCTAAGGGCGGCTTCCAGGCAAACTAGGCAGACACTGCCTGCGGCTCGATTTTCTGCTGTTGACACGTTCTAACGCCGCCGATAGAACCACCACCCGCAGTCAAGGAGGACTGACCATGAGCATCGAGTTCTGGATTGAGGTTTTGATTTTGGTCATGCGGCTCGTCGCTGCTGGCCAGGCTGGTTGACACGTTCTAACGCCGCCGCTATTGTGCCGCCGTTCTAACGCCAGCGGTAAATAGTGTACGGAGTTTCGACTCCCCAACTCACCGTTCCAAGGCTGATTTTGGCCGCTTGACTCTTTGATGGCCAGGCGTACAGTACGCAACCCAACCACGCAGGAGACCCTTGAGATGACTACAGATCCCCACCATGCCGAGTACGCCGGTGCCATCGCTGGCATGGCCGAGACCTATGGAGCGTGGACGCCTCGCGTCGGCGACCGCGTCCGAGCCGAGCTGCCCTTTAAGGACACGCACGGCATCGGCACGGTGACAGCCGTGACTCACACGGTCGTGGTCGTCCAGATCGACGGCGAGACGCTGTGGTACTACCCGCACGACCTGGAGTACGCCGGCAACTGAACACAGGAGACGGGGCGGAGCCCCGGTGGCAAGGACGCAGAGAGCGGCCGACGCAGGACGGGGACGCCGCTGGTTTTAAGGACGCAACACGAAAGGACACGACATGAAAGCGATACCAGAAGGGTGGGTGGCGATTTCCCAGTACGACATGCGACCGCCTGGAGCAGATGAGGTTGGCCCCAGCGGTGACTATGCGCGGATTCTCAAGGCACTGCGTCTTAAGCCATGTCCGATCCAGCACTATCGCGACGGTCGTGGCTGGGTCGCTCGCCAGTCTGACATCGAAGAGTTCTTGGCTGCCCGGAAGGCTTCGTCGCCAAGCACGACCAAGGCGGCCGACAAGGCACCGTCTGACCTGCAGTACGAGTCGGTCTGCGAGTCGCTGGCCGACATTGCCCAATCGCTAGCAGCCGTTGAGCGTCTGCTCGGCCGGTTAGCGGACGCAGCGGACAACATCGTGACGCAGCCCAAAGAGCCGGCTGGCTCGTGGCGTGACATGAACGGCGAAGTGATGAGCTGAAGGACACCCACACGAAAGGACACGGACCCATGACCACAGAGCTCTCCACAACCACGACGCCCGCGAGGGGGCTGGCCCTCGCCTCGTTTGATGATGCTTTCCGGTTCGCCAAGATGGTCGCCGCCAGCGAGTTCGCCCCCAAGGACTTCCGGGGCAAGCCCGAGTCCTGCCTGCTGGCCATTCAGCACGGCAGCGAGATCGGGCTGAGCCCGATGCAGTCGCTGCAGAACATCGCCTGCATCAACGGGCGGCCAGCGATCTGGGGCGACGCGGCCCTGGCCGTCGCCATGGCCAGCCCGGTGTGCGAGTCGGTCACGGAGACCATCGACGGGGAGGGCGACAACATGGTGGCCACCTGCACGGCCAAACGGCGCGGCTACGAAAAGCCCACCGTGGTGCGGTTCACCGTAGCCGACGCCAAGAAGGCCGGGCTGTGGGGCAAGACCGGACCGTGGACGCAGTACCCCAGGCGGATGCTGCAGCTGCGTGCCCGTGGCTTCGCCCTGCGTGACGCCTTCCCCGACGTGCTCAAGGGCCTGGTGACGGCCGAGGAAGCACAGGACTACCCGACGACGCCGGCCACGCCCGAGCCCGTCGTGGTGCGACCCAAGTTTGATACACCGGCCGAAGAGCGAGCAGACCCGTTTGAGGTGGCCAAGGCCGCCATCGAAGCCGAGTCCGACATCGGCAAGCTCGACGCCATGCGGCGGAAGATCGACGTCAGGGTCAAGGACGGCACCTTTACGTCGTTCCAGGCCGACGAGCTGTGCGACCGGATCCACGCTCGGGTGGAGTTCCTCGAGGCCGAGCGCGAGCCGGCCGAGGCGGTGTCGGTCAATGGCCACGGATACGGGAGGTAGCCATGAGCGACCAGCAGACCATGTACCGAGCGTTCTTCGGCTTTCAGGGCCTGAGCATGTGGCACCCGCATTCGCCGGTGGCGCACTTCCACTCTGAGATGACGCTGTCGCCCTGCGGCCAGTACCTGTCGGTACAGCGCCGCCGCATGGATGACTCCGGGTGGGAGACCACGCGAGAGGAGATGTCCGACTACTGGCAGCCGACCCGGGAGCAGGCCCTGGCGGCCGTGGCTCCCAGGCTGCGAGCGATTGGAGAGCGGCTGATTGAGCAGGCCCTGGAGCTCGAGCGGGCCGCACAACCCGAGACACGCGAGCGGCCCGCCCTGGCCGAGGCGGCTTCGCAGCCGCATGGGTCGCCTATCCGGAGTGGCGAGTAACCACGGACGCAAGCCCGGCGATACGGGCCAATACACGTTGACATCCAAGGCAGAGTGGCACGGCAGTCACATCACGTCACGCAAGGAGGCATCTATGCCGCAGGTTTACGAAGACATCAAGATCGACGCCGAGTTTTCGGCGCTGATCCCGCCGCTGTCCACCGAGGAGCGCCAGCAGCTTGAGGAGAACATCACCGAGCACGGCGGTGCCCGCGACCCGCTGGTCGTGTGGGCCAGCAAGGGGACGCTCACGCTGCTCGACGGCCACAACCGCTACGCGATTTGCACGCGGCTGGGGCTTCCGTTCGACATTCACGAACTGCGATTCAAGGCACGCGACGAGGCCGAGGACTGGATTGACAGGAACCAGTTGGGCCGCCGGAACCTGGACTCGCGGCAGATGAGCCTCCTTCGAGGGCGGCGATACAACCGGACGAAGAAGACGCATGGAGGTCAACGAGAGGCAAGTGGACAAAATGTCCACTTGAAGACCGCCGAAGCTCTGGCCGCCGAGCACGGCGTGGACGAGAGGACGATCCGGCGAGACGGAGAGTTCGCCGAGGCCGTCGAGACGCTTGGCATCGAGCGTGAGATCGTCACCGGCGAGATCGAGGCACCGAAGCACGCGATCGTGGCGGCCGCCCAGGCGTTGCCCGAGAACGCTACGGCCGAGCAGGTGCAGCAGGCCGTCGAGGCCGTCAAGGCCAAGCCGCACGTCGCCAACAACAGCGGCGACAACGAGTGGTACACGCCCAAGGAATACATCGAGGCCGCCCGCCTAGTGCTGCACGACATCCACCTTGACCCAGCGTCTAACCCTGCTGCGAACGAGGTAGTTGGTGCCGACAAGTACTACACCGCTGAGGATGACGGCCTTGCCCAAGAGTGGGATGGCAACGTCTGGATGAACCCGCCCTACGAGTCTGGGCTGATCGGCCAGTTTGTCGAGAAGCTCTGCAACTCATACGCCACCGGCACCGTCTCGCGGGCCGTCGTGCTCGTGAACAACGCCACGGAAACCAAATGGTTCCAGTCGCTGGCTGAGCAGGCGTCGGCCATTTGCTTTCCACGGGGCCGAGTGAGGTTCTGGGCCCCCGGCAAGCCAAGCGCTACGCCGCTGCAGGGCCAGGCTGTTCTGTTTCTCGGCCAAGAGGTTGACGATTTCGCGCGTGCGTTTTCGTCGTTCGGTTTTGTCATGGAGGTAACAAAGTGAGTAACTCCGGCGGACGCATTATCTGCGAACAGGCATACGCCCAGGGAAAGATGTTGGACAGCAGCGGCTGGAACGGACTCCTTGTCCGTGGGATCACGCCGAGCGATATCGACTGGTTTGTTGAATCAAGCGGTTTGTATCTGTTTGCTGAGTTCAGCCGTGACTGCGTTTCTATGGATTGCCTGTCTCGCGGGCAAGAACTGGCGTACACGCGACTCGCTAGGAGGGCCAACGGAGACGTGGTCGCCATCTGCAAGCACAGCGTTCCGACAGACCGGGCCATCAATACCTTGCTGGACGTTGAGGCATGCGGCGTTTATTTCGCCGCTGGCACTAAGAGCGTCTTGCTCTGCAACGACCAGTGGCAGCAACTTGTGAAGAAGTGGGCCGCTAATCCTGCGGATGCCACTAAGTGGCTGGAATCGCTTCACGATGCGATTGAAGTCATGAACAGCGTGGCATTCTAGGAACAAGCCATGGCCGGTGACTGGATCAAGATGCGCGCTGCCCTGACCACCTGCCCCAAGGTTGCGGCCATGGCCCGTGCCATTGGCATGGCCCAAGAGTTCCGCAGCCTGTCGCGGCAGTCCATGCGGCTCCTGGTGGTGGGTGGACTTCATGCCGTCTGGGCCGCCGTCAACGAGCACACCAGCGACGGCGTCATGGTCAACTCGTACCCGGAAGACCTGGACGACATCGCAGGCATCGAAGGCTTTGGCCAGGCGATGCAGGCGGCCGGCTGGCTCGAGGTTGACGAGGCCGATGCGAGCCTCACTTTCCCCAACTTTGGGCAGTGGAACACGCCGGCCAAGGACACTACCGCCGCCGAAAGGATGCGAAAACACCGGGAAAAGCAGCGCGTTGCGCAACCGATCGTAACCGTTACGGCACCGTTACGCGTAACAGTTGCGCCAGATAAGACAAGACAAGACAAGAGAGAAGAAGAACCGGCTGCGCCGGTTCCCACGACCGAGCCGGCTACGCCGTCTCGCTCGCGGGCGAAGTCTCTCGTTTCGTGGGCTGCTGACGCAGGGTGGAGCGGCATCACCGACGGCGACCGGCAGGGCTGGGCGACAGCGTACCCCGGTGCCGTGCTCGAGCAGGAGCTGGCCAAGGCGTCCGAGTGGCTCAAGGCAAACCCCAAGCGGGCTGGCAAGCGGAACTGGCGTGCGTTCCTCGTGCGGTGGCTGCAGCGGTGTCAGGACCACGGGGGCACCACCCGCGACGTGGGCCGCCGCCCCGAAGACAAGCCACCACCGAAGGTGTGGAAGGACCAGTACCGCCCGGCAGCGTACCGCCGGCCCCACGAAGTCGCCGCAGTTGCATCGACGTTGAAACTCAAGGAGGAGGATCTATGACCACCGAGACCCCGACCGAGCCACTTCCGCTCACCGCTCGCCAGCGCGAGGTGCTGGAGTGGATCAAGGCCAACATGGCGTACTACTCGCCGACCGTGCGCGAGATCGCGTCCGCCATGTCCATCAAGTCGCCGCACGGCGTGACGGTCCACCTCGAGGCCCTGGAACGTAAGGGCTACATCCGCATGGCTCAGGGCAAGCCCCGTGGGATTGAGGTGGTCCATGAAGGCTGACAACCCGTACCCGGCCCCGGCACCGCTCGTGCTCGCCGAGATGCTGGCCATGCACGCCTGGTCGGACCACATCGACGACCACAGCCGCAAGCTCTTGGAGTGGGCCGCCGACACGATTCGCCTGGTGGTGCGGAAAAACGCCCAGCTGAGCCACGACCGGGACCAGGCCGAGGCCGACGCGGCGCACCTGTTCACGCTGCACTACGGCCAACAGAAAGGCGGTGCCGCATGACCGTCTCCGAGTTCACCTGCATTGCGTTGGGCATGTTGTTCAACGTCTTAACATTCGCCCTCGGGTGTGCCGTTGGCGTTTCCCTAGTGAAGAGAAAGGACTCTCCCAATGACGACCGCAACCGCTACGAGGCCGAAGGCTTCCGGTACTACCCTGAGGATCCCAAAGGCTGAGCTGCTCGAGGCGCTGCTGGCCATCCACCACGCCACCCCAACCCGGCCGGCGAAGCCGATCTTGGCCAACTGCCGCATCGGCGACGGGCTCGTCACCGGCACGGATCTGGAGGTGCGGATCGACCGTGCCATCGCTGAGCAGTGCGAGCCCTTCTTGGTGCCGCATGCGAGGCTCTTGGGCATCGTCCGGGCAGCGACGGGCGAGGACGTGACGCTGACGGCCAAGGGGCCGAGCGTCAGCGTCAAGTGCGGTGGCGGCTCGTGGAC